GGTGGCTCCTACTGCCGCGCCTCAGGCCGCGCCTTCTTCGTCGCAGGATGGCGAATGGCGTCCGGTACAGCGTAATGACAACCGTCAGTACCACATCCACGGCGCAGACATTGGCAAGGTCAAGCAGGTGCTCAGCGAGGAGATGTCCACGCTGATTGACCACACCACCAAGGACTTCAAGAGCGCTGAGCTATGAGCATTACTGAAGGCGTGATGAGCTTCTTTTCAAAGACTGTGCCCGAGATTAACAAGATCGAGTTCGACGCCAAGCTGGAAGGGATGACCAGCAAGGCGGTCCAGCTGACCCAGTTCCCAGTGGAGGTTGGAGCAAGCGTCAACGATCACGCTGTCCTGCTTCCTGATCGCTATCTATTGACTGGGGCGGTATCCAACACGCCGCTAGGTATTGGTCTGGACGATATCGGCATGATGGGTGCGGGGGCTGCTGCTTCGGCGGTTGGCGGTGTCGCAGGCGCTGCTATATCGACCGTGGCAGCCTATCTGCTCGCGGGCGGCGAAAGCACGCGGGCGGCTACGGCCTGGAAGGCGCTCACAGCCCTGTTGCAATCGAGAACCAAATTCAATCTCGTCACTGAGTACGAAACTCTCTACAACATGGTGCTGATCCGCCTGGGTCAACGCACGCGCCCTGAGGATGAAGATGGCCTTGTATTTGTGGCCGAGCTTCAGCAGGCCAGGGTCATCAAATCAGAGGTAGGCCGTGGCGTGACTTCGGCCGATCAACTACTGAAAAACGATCCGGTGGCCACTCAGGGCGCGCCTATGGTGTCGTCCGGATCTGTGGCAGTCGAGGTTCTCCCATGAGCCGCTACAAGGTGCAGGTACAGGCCCTTCCAGCCCAGGATTTCACCGCTCAGCTAGGTGCCAACACCCTGACCATTGAGCTGCAATGGGCCGTTCGTCTTCAAGTGTTCCAGGTGTACATCAGGACTGCATCTGGAGCTCTGCTAACGGCTGGCCGATACCTGCTGCCTGGCGTGAACCTGCTGGCCGGGCTCTATCCGCCGCCGAAGGTGGCATATGGCTCGCTGAAGCTTGAAGGTGCCCAGCCGACACCTGAAAACCTTGGCATTGACAACATGTTGGTATGGTCTGATGAGTGACGAAATCTTCTCGAGGCGCTACAGGCTTAAGCTGGGCCGAAAGGCCGGAAGCTTGATCTACGAGATGAACCCGGCCAACAGAACGCCCACAGCAGACAACCTTCCCGTTGGTGACGGCCTCCGAATCACCTTTCAGATAATTCATTTCGCCGGGAATGCCCTCAGCGTTGCAGAGATTGCGATCTACAACGTGTCCGACCGATCCGCACGGCAGATGCTTGGCGATGGAGTCGAAAGCAAATATGAGTTTATTTCCCTGGAAGCCGGATACGAGAGCAATTTTGGGTCCGTGTTTATCGGCCAGATTACCAACGTGCAGCGCTTCATGGAGGACGGAGGATCAACCAGCGGAATCAGATTTTTCTGTCAGTCGCAGGCTAAAGACCGTGATCAGCGCCTCATCAACCTCACCCTGGCTCCAGAGACAGACCCTGTACAGATCATCGAAGAATGCGCCTCTCGCTTCGGTGCCGAGATCCAGTTCTTCGGCGATTTCTCAGGGCTCAAGCGTAGGTCTGGGGGGACCGTCCTGCAGGGCGCACTGGTCTCGCGCATGAACGAGCTTGCGGCCGCTTATGAGTTTGACTGGATGGTAGAAAACGACGCGATGAAGATCATCAAGAAGGGTTTCGCGATGCCCGTGAAGGCGGTCATCAGCGCAACCACGGGGATGATCGGATCGCCGGTGGTCACCGACAGTGAGGTTGGCATCAGGTGCGCTCTTAACCCGAAGCTCAAACTTGGCGACACCATAAAGCTTGAGTCCATGGCCCCGCGCTTCGAGTTCTCAGACGTGTTCTTCTACAAGGTTGAGCGGACCATTGGCGAAGGGCTCTACAAAATCTACTCCCTGGCCGTCATCGGCGACTCGCACGGCGATCCGTGGGAGACCCAGATCAGCTGCTTGCGTCTGGACACGATGGCCCAGTCTGGGATCTCTGATAGGGCGACCCGATGATCGATCCAATGGCCTCCCGCACCCGGGAGCAGTTCGCGAAGATGCTACGCGAGATCTTCGGCGAGTACCTCAAGGACAACGTCCGAACCAGCGTCCCGGGCCACGTGCTTAGCTTCGACCCGGTCACCCAGCTGGCAGAGGTGCAGATCGGCCTGATGCTTGAGGATCGGCTGGGCAATGCCGAGCCGCGCCGCCCCATTGTGCGGGTTCCGGTACAGTTCTGGGGCGCCACTGGCGGAACGCTGGAATGCCGGGTGTCTGAAGGCGTTGAGGGCTCGATCATGTTCTCGCAAGAGTGCATCGATTCCTGGGTTGACCAAGGCGGAGTGGCGGCAAAGTCCGAGCCGCGGCGATTCTCGATCAACGACGCCTACTTCATCCCAGGCGTGCGATCCGTTCCTGGCGCGATAACTGATTTCGCCAATGACGGCATCCGCATGCGTAACAACAGCGGGTCGATGTATGTCTGGCTGAAGGATGACACCTCAATATCGCTGAGCAACGGCGCCGGGTTCATTACCATCGGCGCCGACGGCACGGTGAACATCAACGGGCTCACGATCAGCCCGGCCAGCCTGGTCACCACGCCGAACGACGTTTTCGCTGGCCCGATCAGCCTGAAGCTGCACAAGCATTCCGGCGTTCAGCCCGGCACCGGCACCAGCGGGGTATCCGTTCCATGACCGTGCGCAAGCTCGACGCCAATGGCGACCTGGCCATGGGTGAGGAAAAGCTGCTGACCGGCTACTCAGCCGAAGAGGTGGCGCAGAACGTCCGCACCCGGCTCAAGTTCTTCTTGGGCGAGTGGTTCCTGAACACAGCAGACGGCACCGACTGGTTCGGTGGCGTGCTGGGCAAAGGGTCACGTTTGGCCGCCCGCGAGTCGATCATTCGCCGCCGCATCCTGCTCACCCCTGGCTGCGTGGGCATGACCGCCTTCAGCGTCACCTCCGACGCAGTAACTCGCCAGCTCACCGTGGCAGCGACCATCACCAGCGCCTCAGGCGAGAGCGCCGACATCAACTTCGTACAGGCAATCGTCTAAATGGCTGAGATCACCGACCAGGGCATCACAGGGACGTCGCTCAACGACTACCTGGCCGACATCAATACCCGCACGCTGGCGATCGATCCAGACTGGAACATCGACCCAGACTCGCCGGATGGTCAACGCATCGGTATCGAGGCCGAGATGCTGGCCAACCTGGATGAGGGAATTGTCGCGGCCTATCGCGCCAAGGACCCGGACAGCGCCACGGGCGAGGCCCTGCGCAACATCGGCAAGATCTCCGGCGTGGCCATTCGGGATGCCACCTACTCGGTCGCGCCGATCACCATCACCGGCCAGACCGGCACCGTGCTGCCGGCCAACTCGCAGATTCGCAGCAAGGTCGACAACACGCTTTGGCTGACCACTGCGGCAATCGTGATCGGTGTATCGCAGAGCGCCACCGGCTTCGCTACCTGTGTTACGCCGGGTCGAGTTTTGGCGGCTGCGGGTGAGCTGACGGTGATCGGCACCCCATACCCTGGCTGGTCATCGGTGACCAATGCCGCGGCTACCCCGGGCGAAGATGCTGAATCCGACGTTGAATTTCGCGCCCGGAGGAACAATTCGGTGTCGCTGCCTGGCAGCAACATGAAGGACAACATGCTTGCAGCAGTGGCCAACGTGGCCGGCGTCACGGATGTGAAGATCCTTGAGAACAACAGCGATGAGCCAGCTGACCCGGACGGCATCCCTTACACCGCAATCGCGGTCATCGTGAATGGCGGGTCAGACCAAGACATTGGCCTGGCGATGTATTCGAAGTACAACCCAGGCACTCCGATGTACCCCCGCTACAGCACCAAGACCGATACCTGGGTGGATCAGCCCGGCACGACAGGCGTCAAGGTGCAGATCACCTCGCCGTCGACAGGAAACATCGAGACGATGACATTCCAGCGCGCGGTGGCACTACCGATCTATGTCTCGGTCGGAGTGCAGCGCAAGGGCAACCTGCCGAGTGACATCGAGCAGCGGATCAAGGACGCCATCGTCGAGGATTCGACCAAGAAGCTGTTCTCCGATGACCAGGTGAAGGGCTTCAACCAGGGCGGCTATGACATTGGCGAAGTGGTGCCCG